TTAAATGGTAATTTGTATGAAAAAGGGAGACTGAGTCTCCCTTTTTATTGGACTAAGCTTAGCGTTGAGTCTCGCTTATAGCTTTGCAATATATTACTTAAATGTTGACCAGATTGGTGCGTGATCTGAAGGCTTCTCGATACCACGAAGCTCATAGTCGATACCAGATTCAATACACTTTTCCGCTAGAGAAGGGGTTGCCAAAATGACATCAATTCGTAGGCCACGGTTATCATCAAAACCGCGAGAACGGTAGTCAAACCACGAAAATTGATCGTTCACCTCTGGGTATAGCTTACGGAAGGTGTCCACAAAGCCCCAGTCTAGTAAGGTTTTCAACCATTCGCGCTCTTCAGGTTGGAATGAACATTTACCTGTTTTTAGCCAACGTTTACGGTTTGGCTCGCCGATACCGATATCTGCATCAATAGGCTGATGTTGATGTCACCCATAACAATCAATTGCTCGTCGTTATTGTGATGATCGTTTAGGTAGGTCATCAGATCTTTATAGAATTGGCGCTTGTATGGGAATTTGGTTTCGTGGCTGATGTTATCCCCTTGAGGGAAATAGCCGTTTAGCACAGTGACCTTTTCGCCGTTTTCATTTAAAAACGTTGCCATGATCATGCGCTTTTGATGTTCCTCATTATCCGTCGGGAACCCTTTTTGTACGTGTAGAGGCTCTTGCTTACAAAGCATTGCTACGCCGTAATGTGCTTTTTGACCATGGAAATACACTTTGTAGCCCATGGCTTCGACAGCTTCAATCGGGAATGCTTCATCGTGAACTTTAATTTCCTGAAGACCAATCACATCAGGTTGGTGTTTGTCGATTAGCGCTTGGAGTTGGTGCAGTCGCGCACGTAGTCCATTGATGTTAAAGCTGATTACTTTCATATACTTTTAAACCTATTGTTATCCCTTGCAATGCCATGTAGCTAAAGGTTTTAAAAACTAATAAAATGTATGTTGATGGATAATGGCGAGGTTTGTTGAGCAGTGCCGCCACTTTGTCGCCACCTTTGTCGTTATACTTTAAGGCCGTTGATAGGGTTGAAATTGACTACCGATGAAAGGTGATCTGGCGAAAAATGGGCGTAAACCATCGTTTGTTCAATTTTGACATGGCCTAGTGCCGCTTTCAAATCGAGGATGTTACCGCCATTACGCATGAAAGCCGTGGCGAAAGTATGGCGCAAAACGTGAGTAGCTTGTCCCTTAGGTAATTCAGGTAACGCTTTATCAATCCACTTATGCGCGACACCATAACCACATGTGAATAATCGGCCACTCGATGTGGGGTTAAGCTCTGCAAACAACTCTTCAGAGATTGGGATAGTTCGGTTTCGCTTACCCTTGGTATTTACAAACGTTATCTTATTACCGAATACATGCTCACCTCGGAGTAGAACCGCTTCATTGATGCGGGCACCAGTGGCTAAGCAGATTTTATAAATCAAACGCAGTTCGTCATGTAGCCAGCTTTTCTTAATCGTTTCGAAAAGACGGATGATTTGCTCTTCTCTCAAAAACGTTAATTCAGATTGAGCCTTCTTGACTGGCTCGATGCCTGTCACGGGATTTGGGTTTCGCCACTCATTGAGTGCTATCAAGCGATTGAACATTGATTTCAACAGCGCAATGTCACCGTTGTTAGAGCTGATCGCCATTTCCCTGTTTTCACGGCCGCGACCTTTATTTACACGAGCAGCCCGGTAATGGGCGAGGTCATTAGAAGTCAGTAAAGACGCAATCGGGTTATTTAGTTCTTTGGCCGTAAGCATCATGCGGTATCTTGAACGCTCACCGGATTTCAGGTTCTTACCGTGCAGTTGGTACCACAGTTCAATCACATCGGTTAAGCGGCGGTGATCGGGTTTATCGCCAAGCCAGGGCTTGTCGTTAACTTCGCGCATGGTGAACTGTTCAAAGGAAACCGCTTCACCTTTAGTAGCAAAGCGCTTGCGAATGCGCTTACCAGTTCGGCCCTGTGGGTAGCACTCACAGAGCCAAGGTTTTTTTGCTGGCGTCTTTAAGGTTGCGAACTGTCATTTTCTATACGACGCATCGCTATGCGACTGCTTCCGCTAGCTGCTCTTTAGCGATAGCAAGACTTTCTCGGTACTCAGCTGCTTCTGCTTTAAGAGTCCAATGAACATCCGTAACCCCATTTTGTTCTACAGCTTGTTTGATTTCCGCAACCGATGTTCTGAAAAACTCTTTGCGTGGATTAACCTTGTTCACAGAGTCCAAATCAAACCTTCTATGAAGTTCTTTTTCTAGAGCTGGGGCGTCTTCACTGTAAATCATTGCATGGACATCAAATGAGAACGGAACGGAAGCGTCTCCTAGTTCTTTGACTCGATCCATTGGCTCTAACCTTCGAGTCATACCAATCTTAAAGACTTCTTCACCAAAGCTGCCGATGTTACTAATAACGTAAACGTGGCCTCTGCGAGTTTGTTGGGCCATAGATAGGGCGCGTTGGCCTTTCTCTTCTGCTTCTTTAAGTTTGCCTTCGAGTTCAGCAAGCTGTGATTCATACTGAGCTCTTTGCTCATCATTCGCGGCTGCAAGTTCAGCGCGAGCTTTCTCAAGCGCTTTTTGAAGTAGGCGTTCTTCTTTCTCTGCCTCTTTACGAGCCTTTTCCATTTCTCGAATAGCTCGCTCTTCTTCTCGAATTTGCGCTTTGATTTCGGCTTGCTCTTCTCTTTCGATTTTTTTTGAGTTCAAAAGTGGCTACTGCCCACTTAAGCTCATTGAGTCTCGCGTCTAGATACTCTTGGTTGATACGTGCATTTCTGAAGGGGGCGCCGTTATGATTAACGAGAGCAAAAGCATCGATGATTTCTTGCTTAATTTTCCCGTAATTATCATGTTTAACTTTCGATAGTGCGCTATCTACTTTCCCGTTAAAAGCGTCGACAGCAAAATGAATGGCATAGGTTTTACGGTGAACTTCTGCATAATCACATGCACCGGCATAACCATCCTTAACCATATCACGAACTCTCTTTCTTGCCGCTTTGAGTTCTTCACCAGCTTCCTTATGACCAAACTCATCAGCTAGATCGTCTAACACAGAGTGGTTCGGATGATGTAGTCATCTTTGTAGCCTTCAATGGTGTTTCTCATTGCGCGAATAGCTTTATCATACGAGTCTGCTTTCGCTTTGGCTTCGTAAGCGTCACCTGCAATTTCCTTAGCTTGAGTCTCTGCAAAGCTGATAACCTTCTCAGCTTCGACTCTGGCTTCACTCTTAATTAATTCGGCTTTTTCTTTCGAATCTTTCAATCTTTGAGTCGCTTCTGACCTAAGGGACTTAGCTTCCTGGCGAATTTCGTCCGCATTTGCTTCGGCTTCAGCTAACAACTTTAAAGACTGATCACGTTTAGATGCTGCATCTTCTTCTGCTTCATCGAGTAATTTGGCGGCATGGCCTTCTATATCTATGATCGGGCCATACTTAGTTTTCAAGTCTCTTCGCTCTTCTTCAAGGCGAGCTACTTTGCCATATACATACTCGAGTTGTTTGTTAGAGTCTGCGAGTTTTTCTTCATAAGCCTTCTTGTTCTTTTTACCTCTCATCCAGCTGATGACGAGTAACAATAAAGGTAAAAAGAAAATAATGAGGGCAGTTAATGCACCTTTATCCATATGTTTTTGCTCCTAGACAACCAATTATTTTTGTTTTTCTTGAACTTAGATTTCAGCTAGCAACTTGGCTTTCTGTTGTTGGAATTCTTCTTCAGTAAGAACGCCAGCATCTTTGAGCTCACCCAGTTTTTTTAGCTTATCAATCGCTGATTCTGAGGGGAATGGAGGTACATTCGGTTGGCTAGATGTGCTTGAGCGCCCGTCTTCGATAGCATCAACAAGAGCTTGGACTATTTCCTTTTCTTGCATGCATTTGAATGTAAGGTCGTCATGGCTCGTGTGAAGACTAACCGTATAGTGACCAAGCGTAGATTTGCGCTCAATAGAGGTAATGCTTTTAAGCGGGATGTTTTCTAGCACTTCGCCAAAAAATCCTTTGCGATAGAAATACGCTTTCTCATTAGTGACGATCAACGCACCATTATGTTGGGTCTTGTCACCTGAGCCCATCATTTCACCGATGTAACCTTCACCAGTGGCGATAATCGTTTCACTTGGTTTTAGGTGTTTTTCGCGAAAAGCTTTCACGTGCTTACATTCTTTAGCCATTTTGGTTCTCCCTAGCCAATTTTTATTAATTAATCATTCTTCAAAGTCACCGCCACTCGCCCAATGACCTAAATATCTTCTGGCACTTCACCCGTTTCCAACAGGCTTTCAAATTGGTGACGGTTTAAAATCATGACGCCTTGCTCCAAGGCTTTTTCGAGTTTCTTAGGCCCCGCGTTGTAGCCGTAGCAAAGAATGTCTAGGTGTCTCGTTACACTTTGTCGAACCATCATGTCCTTTGATTCGGCTAATGACATAAGATCTGCTTTGTCACCTTTGGCGAAACCAGTAAAGCAAACATCCATAGTGTCTGGACTGGATAAGCGATTTGGTTTTGGAACATCGAATTCAAAGCCACTTTGTTCTAGTTTCGCTTGAGCTTCTTTGAAAAAAAGTTTCTGCTTCACTAAGAGAATCGTGAATGTCGAGCACGTGATCTACACGCAGGGTTCGAGGAGAAGATGTGATAGCACACCAACCTTGCACGTGTGTTGGTTCATCTTCTGCGTTAACAATTAATTTAGCGTTAACCAACTGCTGAATAGACAGTACGTGACGTTGACTAAAATAAGTGCAAATTAAGTCACTGGTAATATCCATATTTATTTCCTAGCCAATTTTTATTAATTAATCTTTCTTCAAAGTCACAGCTACGCGGCCAAGCACTTTGATGTCTTCTTCTGCTACATCAACAGTGCTGTCTCCAAATACCACTGCAAGCTTTTTACCTGGTAAACGTTGGATGTGGTTGATCGACAAAGTGCCATCGATATCAATCAAGTATTTTCCTGAAACCGGATTTGCCGAGTCTTGGTCAACTAGATATACAGCCTCGTTTGTTTCCACTTCAATCGTGTATGGAGCATCTAAATTAAAGCTATTCATTCTACGCATAGCGTAGGGAACATCGCCTGTATCTAGCAGCTTTCCATTCGTTAAGCAGTAGCTTTTTATAATGACCGAGCCGTGCTGCGGGTTTTCCAAACGCTCAGCGCTATGATAAGTCGCCGCTTTTTTTTGCTGCGTCACTGCTTCTTACTTTATCTCGGTCTTCCGGCTTTAACGCCAACTCTTCAATAGGAACACCCAAAGCAAGATGAAGCCGAACCATAAGCTCGTGAGATGTACGGTTATGAAGCTTCCAAGCACTAAAAGTTGCCTTTGGTACATCTAAAAGTTCAGCCATGTCGAGAAATGTTCGACATCCAGTAACTTCTTTAAGTCTTTCTGTAAACTCATCACCTTTCAGATAATCAAAAGGAAGAATTTTATTGTCTTTCATAATCAACTATTCGTTTTGTTGATTTAGATCGACAAAAAGCAATTGAAATATTACCTTTGTCGATCTAAGATTCTCGTGTCTCATGATTAGTGCGAATAATCGTGAGTACAGTGAAATGTCGTTAAATCAACTAAGTAGGATACCACCATGTTGTCATACAACCCAGTATTACCCGTGCCATTTGTGACGTTTGAAGAATACTCACGCATCACTGGCCTAAAGCTTGAAACGATTCGAGACTACGTCCGTAAAGGCCGCATCATCATCCAAGAAAAAAGAGCCCCAAAAGAAAAGCCGCTGGTAAACCTCATTGCAATGAATGAGATAGCCGCCCGCGAAGCGCTTGCAAAGTTAGGATAAGTCATGCGCGTTTCCTCTCTGATTCCAACCAAAACTTACTGCCCGCTTTGGCTTCATTTATTCGCCTGGGCAGTCATTTGCATTCCAACGTTGCTATAAGGATTGTCAAACATGGACGCAAACATCGCCATGTGCAGATTACGTGAGGCCAAACAAAACGCGTTTGACGAGGCGTGCTGCGCATTTGCAACCAATCACAACATGGCAGGATTAGCCAGAAAGATGGACATGGGCGAAACCATGCTGCGCAACAAGCTCAACCCAGAGCAGCCGCACAAGCTATACGCCATCGAGTTAGCCTGGTTGTGTTATCACTCCGGTGACTACTCAATCCATAACGTTCTTTATAGCAACTTAGGCACCGTGACCGTGGCGCTGCCACAGGAATCAGAACAGAAAAACTTCATAGAGCGCACGCTACTCAACAACGCGCTAAGCGGCGAGCTTTCTGGCGATGCAATGCAAATGTGCACCGCAGAGCGCCTGCCGCGTTCAACCAAAAACAAGACCTTAGCCAAAGCGCACGCTGCACTTGGCAACCTTGTTTTGATGATTTCCGATTTAGAGAACCGCACTACGGGCTTACAGCCACTCATGCAAATGGGCACAGATTTCCTAGCCAACGGTGCACCACTTCCGGGTTTAGCCTAAGGAGAACCAATGAGTCAGTTAGCTATTCAACAAGAACAATTGCAACAAGCACCAAACGCAAACGAGAGCATTGCCGCTTGCAAAGCGCTTTTCAACGGTTCCGCTACACGCAGTAAGTTAAAAGAATTGTGGGACGGTATGCCACCTCGTTTTCGCGGCATGGTATTGATTGCCGGAGATCTTAAAGCTTCGGAGCACGTCCGTGAGTTCGATAGCTTTAACGATTTGGAACTACACAAAATCCGCAACGGTATGCAACAAATTAAAGAAATCGCGACGTTATTTGATCGCAATGTCGGCGATGTTCGTCGCCTCAAGCACTACCAATTCAGTAACACCCATTAATCACCAAGCCAACCTTTGCCCCCGCTGTATCTATTAAGGATGGGGGCCTTTTTTTCGTCTTAGCGTAGGAGCATAGAAGATGAATACCGAACTTAAACAAGCACAAGAACTACATACCGAAGCTGTTGAAATGCTTCGCCAATCTCGCCAAATGCACGACCTAACAATGAGCAACCAGCGTAGTCTTGTGTATGCACTAAGTTGTTTGCTTCCAAAGCACATGGTCACCGTTAGAGCGGATTTCTCTGACCAACCGGAAAATACAGCAGAGCAAATTGCCGACAACGCACGTTGCGTATTGGAAGCAATCGAAAAGCGTGAAGTTTATGACATCGTTCATGCCATTAATGTTTTGGCAATGGCGAATACGGACGTACTACTTGTATTTACTGAGTTTCGTGCTGCATACAGCATGTTTGAAGTTCAAGTTTATGGTCTGGGAAATGAAGCTAACACTGGGTTATTTATGGCTGAGGTTGATTTAACTGCAGTCGATGCACTTCAAGTGTTACTGCATATTGAGAGCAACGTAACAGAACTAATCATTGAAGCGCGTGAACAAGCCGAAGCTAAAGCGGAGGTGGCAGCATGAGCATCCTAACTATCTACCGCAAAGACTTAGAGTTTGGTCTTCGTTGCGAAGGTTTTACTTCTCGCAAAATCGAGCAATTTATCCGTGTTTTCAACCCAGTTGAATCAAGCCAAGGCGTGATGTTAGAGCTTGATTCTACTCGTGCAATGTTGGTGAACGTAAACGGCACAGAACAAGGTTTGTGCCTTGAAGACTTTATCACTGCATGGTGGGTTTACTGGGTTGTTGTATTCAACCAATCCACAGACAACGCAACACACCATCAGGCCATTGGTGCAATCCGCGCTCTTTTCTTTATCTCTGCATGCACGAAAAGCACAAGCCAAAACACAACCATGCAAACGTGGTGGCGCGACTGTGAACCTCTGCATGGCTACGCAACGTTGGAGGCAATTTGATATGGCATCACTTACTCAATTACTTAATGAAATCGGTGACGAGAACGTAGCGGTTCAAGCACTTCACCAGTGTATGGACTCCGCCCAATACAACAAAGGACGCACCACAATCAAATTCAAAACCGATGGTCTTGGTGCCACCGAACTAGCGGACGGCAAAAAGACCGCTCTTATCGTTTGGGTTGATACAGCTCAATACAACAATGCACTGGCCAACGCCAAAGCAACGAAGAAACCGAGCGTTGTTGAATCACTACGTGACGCTATCCAACAGGCCGAAGAATTAGGTTTAGTCAGAACTGAAGATGGCACGGTCATTACCGGAGCTATTGAAACAGACGATGGCATTGTTTTGGTTAAGGAGTAAAGAGCTAATGGAATACGCAGCAATCATGCTTTGTCCAGATGGTGGCGTTGTTCGCCATGAAGACACGCAAGAAGTTGCCAATGTAATGGTTGGCGACTTCGACTCACTAGACCAAGCGATCGAACAGGCATGTGTTTCCCTTAGTTGTACTCACCTAACCAAAGGAGTGTTGAGCAAGGCAACGGAAAAGGCGGCTTTATGGTCGTGACTACGCAAGAGTTGGAGGCGGTATGAGTGGAGCGACAGAAATCGCAGGGTTAGCACCTAAGCGTATAGAAGAACTTGTTGAAGAGCTTATCGCCAGTGACTACGCAGAAAATGAAGTGGCACTAGGGACATTAATCTCAGGGGAACACAGAGATCCAAGTACAACTTCGGATTGTGAGTGTACCGCAGCTGTTTATAGAAGAGGACTAAATCCAATGTGGACTCAAAATGAGAAACGCTTCCTGCAGTCTAACGCGGGCGTGTTAAGCGGGACTGAAATAGCAAAGAAACTTGGTAAGTCTTTTCACTGTGTAGCGCAGTACGCATCAAGAGCGAATATATCTCTAAGGGTAAAGAATTCATCTCATAGAAAGGTTTACTCCGATGAAGTTGTACTTCGAGCTAAGGAGCTGATTAAAAGTGGTGAACTAACAAATAAGGATATAGGTAGCCGACTGAATCTACCAGAGAACTACGTAGCGCAATTGAAGTTAGGCAGGTTCCGTTCGGAAAAACCGCAAAACATTCAAAAGCGGGTGAACTCGGATTCACTCTGGGGAATTGCATTAGGTAGACAGGTGGAAGTATGAGATCAGGTTACATCTACGAACTAGACGGTCACAAAGGTCAATCCGCGATAGCCAAGGCGTTTGGCGTTCCACTGGGTACTTTGAAATCTCGCTTACGTAACGGCAAGACAATTCGTGAAGCGGTTCATTTTGTTGATGGCCGTGAGAACAATTGCGGCGTTGCTACTCACGAGTGGAAGGGCATCAAAGGTGTAGACAACATCGCTAAAGCTATTGGTACCACGCACACCACAATCTATAAGCATTTGAGAGCAGGATGCACCATAGATGAAGCGGTAGCGAAGGTTCAAAAAAAAGCCAAAAGCGAGCTGAGCAAGTTCGCAAGCTTCGCGCTAAATCTAAAGCTAAGCCAATAGAGCAGGTAGGTATTAAGAAACCAACTGAAGTTCCAGAGCTTTGGCGTTTGGCTCTAGGTTTGGGTGGGTAAGAACAATCGTGTCTAACTATCTATCCGAACCAACCGAAATCGATTTCTACGAGTTTCCATGGCAAGCCCCTTTAACGGAAGCTGAAGCGGGCTGCTTTGGTGCTCGTCGATATAACACAACTATTGAGCCTGATGATCTCAGTGTTCTGGAACGTAAGTTATTTGAAGCAAACCCAGATGATTTTGAGTGGGCAAAAGACAAAATCCATGGCCTGCCAGACTACTTAACCAAGTACTTTGTGACTCGATACATTTCAGTTTTTGAAAAGAAAGGTCGTAGAGAAGCAAACATCTTTTTGCGTGAGCGCATGGGGCCAGCTGCTGATCGCGCCGTTATGGTATTACGCAAATACAAAAAGCTACCAACAACCCAAAAGGTTGCTTTGCTCAGTGAAGAATTAGATAACACTGACCAAAGTGACTTTACGTCTGCACACCCAGAGTTAGCAAAACCTCAACTTCGCTTTGATTTCGACAAGGCGGAGAAAAACCGCAAGCCAGTGAAAAGCCGTATCTTGGCAGAGCTAGAACAAGATGAACTCAAAGAAATGGCGTTCAAGATTGGCAAAATCATGAATGCGCGTTTCCAAATCATCTCTTCTAAGTTGGCGAGCGTTACCGAAGCTGAGTTGGAAAAGGACAATAAGTTTTGTCCTGTTGTAGAAGGCTACCATCAGTTAGCCGCTTTCACTTCTCAGTTTGGCATCAAACCACCTTGTAAATACAAGAAGCAAAATGAGCTTTCCGCCCTACAAGACATTTCTCGCATGATTAGCGAAAAGTGGTGGCTTGGTCGTTTGGTTAAAGCTCGCAAAATCATGCGCGAACACCTCGCCATTGCAATGGGGCAAGTATCTTCAAAAGCCTCTGCTTATGCGTCTTGGGATTGCATTCGTGAGCACCAAGAGCAACAAAAGCGCAACTGGGAATACATCAAGCAGTGTGAACTCTTCGACGAAGAAACCGAAGAAAAAGCAGACCTGTCCGAAATGGTTCTGAAAAGTGTGTCCAACCCCGCGATTCGCCGTCATGAATTGATGGTGCGTTGTCGTGGTTGTGAAGACATCGGTAATGAACTTGGTTTACAAGGCTTGTTCCTGACTCTGACCACGCCGTCGAAATACCACAACTCATACAAGAAAGGTGGTTTCATCGAGCATTGGAACGGTGCGAGCCCACGAGAGGCGCAAGCATACTTAAACAATGCTTGGCAGCGTATCCGCGCAAGTTAGGTCGAGAAGAAATTCGCTGGTTTGGTGTACGTGTTGCTGAGCCTCATCACGATGGAACACCACACTGGCATTTGCTGATCTGGGTAAAACCGGAAGAAGTGGCGCAAGTGCGTGACATCTTTATTTCATACGCTACCCAAGAAGAGCGCGCAGAACTGCACCCGCAATACGAAAAGGAAAAGCAAAAGCCATTTCGTAAGTGCCCTTATGTTGGCCCTATGGATTACCGCCCACGTTGTGACTTTGGCTACATCGACCCAGAAAAAGGCACAGCTACGGGATACATCGCTAAATACATTTCTAAGAACATTGACGGCTTTGCTATGGACGATGAAGTGTCCGACGAAACAGGCAAATCAGTCAAAGACATGGCGAAGAACGTCAGCGCCTGGAAAAGCCGCTGGGCGATTCGCCAGTTTCAATTCTTTGGTGGTGCGCCGGTTACGACTTACCGAGAGCTGCGCCGCTTCGCAAGCCAAAACAAAAAGGCCTTTATGGAATACGTGTTCATGCAAGAACGCGCTGACCAGTTAGATATGTACCACATGCTGCACCGCCATGTGGTTGGTCCGGTAAAACCTGATCACCTGCTAACCAACAAAGAGTTGGTAGAAGTGATCGGCAAAAACTACCAGGCACGAATCCAATCTGATGAAGCCTGCATCGTAGACACGATGAAAGCCGCAGACCATGGCAACTGGCAAGGTTACATAATGGGGCAGGGTGGACCATTCGTTAAACGCGAAGATTTGCTGATCACCAACTCATATCAAGTACTTCCATTTGCATCACCTCATGGTGAAGACGTGCGCAAGGTGGAAGGTTTCCAAACACCAGAAGCAGTCGTGAAAACTCGCATTAAAGTCTGGACGATTCAGAAGAAATCAAAGGTTATCGAAGAAGCTGAAGCGATCACCCAAGGGAGCGCAGCGACCGCTATTGGAGCCTCTGGCTCCTCTCGGAGTTCTGTCAATAACTGTACGGAGCATCGCGAGGTACAGGTCAGCGATCAGTTAACCAGAATTTTAGACCCAGTGAATAGTCGGGCGAATAATCCGCCAAATATTGATGAAACGGCACTGGCCGCACTGCTAAAAGGCAGCTCAATTCGCATCGACGATGCAACCAGTATTCAAATCCGCCCTGCGAGGTAGACGAACACGGCAATATACGTCCGGCGCAGCTGGTCGAAGTAAGCCGCGCACCTGCAGATGATCTGAAATGGATGGATTTCGAAGGTTGGGACAAGGAATTCGCCCAACCAGAACAGCAAGAGTATCAACAACCAGACCTGTCGTTCTTCCCTGATGGGGACGACTGGCCGTTAGCGTGAATGGTTATTCGTCGCTATCTTTGAGTATGTCTTTAACTTCTTCTGCGATTGGGATGCGGTCAATCAAGTCAGCTCTTCTTTCTGCTGATTTCATTTCAGAGTATAACCAGAGTCCAATGGATAATATCGCTATTAAAAATGAAGCGATAAGACCAGATGCTAAATTCTCCCAGACAGCCGTTTTGAATGGTTTATGTACGGCTTTGATAATAGCTTCTTCTTTTAAAACATCTTTGTATGCATTGAGTTCTTCTGAAAACGAGAAGTCGAAATAATCATTGAGCATTCTTTCTGCATCATCACGATACTTCTCGATGCGTTCTGGGGAAGAGTTGTAAGAGGTAAAGTACCGCTCTATTTGAGTAGGCGTTGGGAAGTCGCCATTTTGCGCTTTAAAGTTATGTATCCACTTAACCTTTTCGTCTTTGTAGAGGGAATATGCGACGTATCCAACGAAGTCGCCATCTCCCTCTACAATGTCACCAAAAGAGTTATGATTCCACATTGTTAACCAGCAGCCTTAGCTGCCCGGTAAGCTGCAAACTTCACGTTTATTTCTTCTTGAGAGTAACGACGTGAAGCTATTTTTCTTTTTAGCTCTGTAGGTAAGTCGTAAGACGATAGCTTTTTGCCGCTACGCATGGCGGCATTTGCTTTAGCTGCTGTGCTGTTCATATAGCCTCCATTTGCTTGATGTGGTGGACAATACTAAGAAAATAGTTGTAATGAGGTTAGTGCACGAGAATATAACTTAATTGCTAACCTCAAACAATCGTCACATTGTCAAAACTTAACCAATATGCACCAATGTTCATCAATATCCATCACATATAATAGTCTAGTATAGTTCACATCCGCTAATCTACGGCACGGGAGAAATCCAGTACTGTGCGTAGGAACCCGTATTTAATCACCAAGTCGCCTTACCAGTTCAACCTATAGCAATTATCAAACAGCATCCCAATTGGCCTACCTAATTTCGTAAGGAATAGAACCTATAAAGCTTCAACCATCACAGTAAGCCTTATTTTTCAATGACTAACTTCTAAATGCCTAAATGTTAGGCAAAATATGAGTAATAACTAAAGTCTTTGTCTTCGTTAAGGTTATGACCATTGACATTAAGACAGCTGATCGTAACTATAAATACACACTCCTTCCAAAATTCCCCATCTGAATTTTTTCAATTAAGCATAGCTGCGCCATTAACACGGGCGTCCAATTCCGCAAGCTAGATTTCTAGATTGGTTTTGTGATTCGCGTCAACTTTCTAAGGCCTTGCGCGATCTGGAACCTAAGTTAGCTTGGTTTGGTAAACCACGCATTTAGCCATTTAGGAAATGCTTTACCGCCTGTTTAAATGATGTAGCAGCGTGATTTCTATTAACTCGAAGTAACAAAGGAAAATTCTTAATGAGTGAATTATGTCTAAAAACTACTGTAGAAAACTGTATGGATATACAGTATTATTTCCGAATTCAGTGGTTAGGGGGTGCTATGTTGTTGAAAAATGAGAATGAATTACAACAAGCGTTAGACATCATTATTGATGGAATAGCAGTGTCAAATGCAAAACCGGAAATGATAGCAATGGGCGTAAAGATGATGAACATGGTGCTGGCGAACTACCAGGGAGAAATCGACGGGAAGAAGAGAAAAGCCATTCAGTCGATAATCCAAATGGCTGCGGAAGTAGATAGTCCGATATTTTCTTTATAACATCGCAAGCTGTTGCTTGAGTGATTGCCGCTGTTCTGGCGGCAACGCTTTCACTAAGTTAAAAGCCAGTTGGCTTGTCGTTTTTGCCGATGGGCTCAACGTATGGCTATAAGACAAATTCATCACAAATGTATGTCCACATTCGGGGTCACTGCAGCTGCAATACAAATCTGAATGACTGTTGGTTAAGCGGTTGGATTTCTGGATTCGGCTTTTGCTACCACACTCCGGCACAACACTCTCATATAAAACACCTAGCTTATTGACTGACTTAATAATCATACGTCAAAAGGCTGTATTTTTATACAGTTTTGGAGGGGGTTTAGGCCGTATCTCCATGTATTAAATTGAAATTAAGGCGCAAGTGCTTAGGTACCTCTGGGTCTGAGTTCACCTCATCCATAATCAGCTCACATACAGGATGATTTCATCTTTGGCGTATTCACTGCTATCTTCGTTGGGTCGCCTAAACTGGTCGTGCCCTGCGGAATAATGCCAGCTTTACCCACTGGGAAGCGGTGGCCGACAAGAATGTCCTGCGCGGTAATATTTTTAATGCGCTCAAACTCATCTTTCGTGGCGATATCACCAACCGGAATCAATTGAATCCCTTTCTCTTTACCATTCGGGATATTCACAAACATACTGCGGAAGTTACCAACGCCTTTAGAGCTGGCGATCTTTTCCTTCAACATTTTTTCATCATCTTCGCTAAGGCTAGGGTCGGTAGCGTAGAAGATAAAGCCCATGTGCGCGCCGTTCTTGTAATAGCGGCGGCGGAACAAGGTTGCGTCTTTGTTCAGCAAGCTGCTCTGAATGCTGCCAAGATAATCCGCCAAACCGTAGATTTGCTGCTGCGGGTCATACTGAGGCAAGAAAATAACATCTTCCTTGCGATATTCTCGCTGCTGGTTGTCGCGTTCCAGAATGACGAAATTGCCGTTTTTGCGTCTGCGAAGGTACATGCCAGGTAATGGATGCAAGCGAACCACACGTTTGAAACCATCACGGATTTTAAGAAATGCAGCATCGCCAAAGGTGAAGTAATCACGGCAAAAAGCTTGAACGTGTCGGCGGCGGGTCGCGCCTCCATTTAGGAAGCGTCCAGCTACGTAGTTTGCCCGAGCAATAAGTAGTGAACCATGATAGGCGTTGGCACGAGCGATATCTGCTAAGCCACTGCGTGAAATCGGAGGTTCCCAATAGTTATCAGCATCGTTGTAGAACAAATCTGAATAGGTGGTCATCCAACTGTTTGAGTCGATGGACTCTGGTGAGGAGTCGATGTGATAGACCGACTCTGGCGCGTGTTCTTCTTGTTTGACTAAAGTTGTGGTTTGTTCGGTCATGCTGCAGTGGCCCAGGTTGATTTAGTTGGTGTTGAGTGATCTAACGGTTCGTTAGATACGGCGTGAGAAATCGCCCAGAATGCATCGGCGTGTCCGGTCGTTTCACTGCGTTCGGCTTTAAAGGTCATGGCGTTACCGCTGGCGGTTGGGACGCGCTTAATCGCCATAAACGCCATGGCAATGTCTTTATGTTCGGCATCGAACTGCAGGCGTTTGGCTTCTACTACATCAATCATCTTCATGACCAGACGGTTCTTGTTTTCGTTGCTGTAGTGGATGGCGTGAGCTTCACGTGGGTATTTCTTCGAAATTAAGTCCCAAACACCGCCGCCAATGCCCGTGGTGTCGACCCCGATGTAAGTCACTTTGTAGCGCTGAAATACTTTGTCTATTTCCGCAACGTGATATTGGAAGTTAAGCCCTTTCCAATAGTGCTTCTCGAGCACACGGAATTTTTCACCCGCGACGACAGGCGGAGCGACAACCACCAAGCAGGCATTGTCTCGGGTTCGGCTTGGGTCGTAACCCAACCAAACTTCGCGATTGGCAAAAGGTCGTTTGTTATTTGGTTTGTAGTCCTGCCAGTGAGCAGCATCCACCATGCCTTTTTCGAGGTCAGAGAATTTGAAGACAGACAACGAGCCATCGACAAACACACACATAAACAGATTTTTGAAGTCGTCATCACTGTATTCTTCGCGCAGTTCGTCAATGTCGAATAGGTCACAGCCACCATTCGCGGCATCTTCAATGGTGACAACATAACGCCACTGTTTGTCTGGACAGAGTCGGCCACCGTCTCGGAATTCATCAAAAGTCGGGAATTCAACATGGGCGCGAGAGTCTTTGCCTTTACGCCACTGGTCGCCAGTCCAGAACGGGTAAGCCTGGTGCATTTTTGACGATGGCGTAGAAAAGTAGGTTTTGCGCCACTTCTTATGTGTTGCCATTGCCGAAGCAAGTTTGTTCAGCTCATCGAACTTAGGTATCCAGAAATATTCATCGACATAAACGTGGCCGTGGTAACTCTGCGCGGTTTTGCTGTTCGTGGACAAAAAGCGCAGTTCGGCACCATTGGAAAGAATAATCGGGTTGCCGGTTAACTCGATGTCTAAGAACTCTTTACCAATCGCAATGATGTAGCTGCGGAAAACCTCAGCCTGTGCGCGTGATGCAGAAAGAAAGATTTGGTTGTCACCAGTAAGAATCGCATCTTCTAAGGCTTCACCACTGAAATAGTAGGTAGCACCAATCTGGCGAGACTTCAGAATATTACGAATACGCTGTTTGATGTTGTTACGCATCGTGTGCTGGTATTCGAACAGGGATTCGTGCCAGCCTTTAAAGTCATCTTCTGTCAGGTGCTCAATGCTGTTTTTCTTCCGGCTACTTTTACGGTTGCCATTACTGCTGCTTTGTTTTGATGAGTCATCATCACTCTTTGGTGAGCTGCCTTGCGAAAGGTGTCGCTCTGCTTTGGCTTTTGCATCAGCGTGAGCTTTTAGCAGCTTAACGTGGTGATCGATAAGCTTGTCCATTTCCTTGAGCTGCTGATCGGTTTTCTCATCCTTATCTATCAGCACCGCAAGACGGCGGTTAATCATTTCCTCAACAGAAAGTTCATTAAGCAACAAAGCCCAGCCGAATTTCTCCGCCCAGGTATAAAGGATGCGCTCACTATTAAGGTTCAGTTGCGCTGCAATTTCTTTCGGAGGAACACCGCGTAAATAGAGCTTTTTCGCGGCTTCTTTTATTTCATCTGAATATGCCATAGCTGCATCATACGCGCCGAAAACTTGCAGATGACCTAGATAAATTCCTGAAAATTCTAGTTTTGGTTAAATCCGAATTGGTAGGAATTGAAGTGGCTGAAAGCCGTTATTCAAAGGCGTATTGTTTGCTCACACCGATATGTGAATGACAAGTTTGAGTACCAAAATGCCAAAGATTAGTGACTGGAAAATCATTGCTACTGAGGGGCCAACCGTAGACGGGCGCAAAATTACCCGTGATTGGATTGAGCAAATGGCGGCAAGCTATGACCCGAAAGAGTACACCGCGCTAATCTGGCCAGAACACCGTCGATTTTATGGCTACGGTGAAAACTGGGGCAATGTTGTTGAGCTTAAAGCTGAAGAAGAAGACGGCAAATTACGTCTGTTCGCAAAGCTTGAGCCAAACGAATACATGCTTGAAGCCAACCGCAAAAAGCAAAAGCTGTTCACATCCATCGAGCCAAATCCCGATTACAAGGGCGAAGGGCGTTGCTATTTAATGGGCCTAGCTGCGACTGACTCCCCAGCCTCCACAGGTACATCGCGCCTTCAATTCTCTCGTAAATCTGGCGAAACCACCGAATTAGAGTGCAGTGCATTGGAAGAAGTCGATTTTTCCGAGTGCTTCACGCGCAAAGACCGCTTTTTCGCGGCATTCAATGAATTTTTCTCTTCTGGCGATGAAGTGCCAGAAACTCCATCAAAAGCTGAGGATACCGAAGTGACTGAAGAGCAACTTAAAGCAGCACTGCAAGAGCAGTTTTCTGCATTCAAAGGTGAGTTCAAGAAAGAGCTTGCTGAAGAGTTCAACTTGCAAAACGAACCAGAAACACCAGAGCCAGAAGGACAGGGCACAACCGTTGAGCAATTCTCTGCCACTCTGGACGAAAAGCTAAAACCGTTAACTGAGAAAGTGAACGGTCTGGAAACCAAATTCGCTGAACTTTCACAAGAAGTACCAGGTCAAGAACCAGACGGTTCTGGCGCTGACGATAAATTCTCAGCTAAGGAGATGTTTTAATGCTGAATGCGATTTCAACTCAATACCTGCAAGAGTTCTCTGCAACAATGTTGACAAGTGCAGGCGCGTCAGCAGGTCAAAACATGTTTAACCTAACGCCGCCAATGGAAACTAAGCTGCGTCAGGCAATTATGCAGTCAGATGCCTTCTTAGGCATGATCGCGATGCTGCCTGTACAGCAAATCAAAGGCCAGGTTGTTGATGTCGGTAACGATGGTCTATCAACAGGCCGCGGCAACAATGAACGCTTTAGCGTAGAAGTAGGCCAAAGCGGTAACACCTACGAACTAGTCAAAACTGACTCGGGCGCGCACATTCTTTGGGAAACCATGACTCAATGGGCGAACTCAGGCTCTAAAAATGAATGGTTGAAGATGATGCAAAATGCCATCTCGCGCAGATTCGCTCTCGATATTCTGCGTGTAGGTTTCAATGGTACATCAGCTGCAGCGGTAACAGACCCAGTTGCCAATCCGCTTGGTCAGGACGTCAACAAAGGCTGGCTGACCATCGCCAAAGAGAAGAAAGCGAGCCAAGTCCTTGCTTCTGCCCAACTCGACCCAACTGGCGCAACCGCGGATTCCTACAAAAACCTAGATTCGTTGGTTCAAGACCTGATTAATACAACGATTGCACCAGAACACCGCCAAGACCCTGACCTAGTGGTACTAGTTGGTTCTAACCTGGTCGCTGCCGAACAGCACCGTCTGCTGGAAGCGGCAAACACGCCAACCGAGCACAAAGCTGCGCAGCAGTTAGCCAAAACCATTGCGGGTAAACAGGCTTATACGCCGCCGTTCTTCCCTGCCGATACAGTTTGGGTAACCAACACCAAGAACCTGCAAGTGCTCACGCAGGAAGGTACGCAATGGCGCAAGCAAAAGAACGATGAAGACACGCTTCGCTTCAAGCAAAACCACATCCGCATGGAAGGTTATGCAATCGGCAACCTGAACAAGTTCGCTGCGATTGAAGCGGTGACCGTTGTTGAGCCTGCAGCTTAAGGAGTGATGCATGGTTAGCCCATTAGCAAAACAGCGCCGAAAGCTCATTGAACAGCAAGCTAACCAGTCTGCACCGGAAGCCGTTTCCGGTGCAGCTACCGACAGCCTGCACATCAAGCTAATTGAGTTTGAAGAAGACCGCAAGTATTTGCGCTCGTTAAATGCCATCGCTGATCGAATTAAGCACAAACGTGAAGTACTGGTTCCGAAGTACAAGCCGTATGTTCAAGCCTACTTAGAAAGTGGTGAAGCGTTCGAAAACCCAATTTTCACCAACATAGTGGTTTGGCTATTCGACGTTAAAGAACTGGATACCGCGATTGAATGGTGCATGAAAGCCATTGAGCTGGATTTGCCTACACCAGAAAACTTCCGCCGTGATTGGCCGACGTTCTGTGCTGACGAAGTGTTGGCATGGGCGGAGACTGAATCCGAACGTGGTCATTCCATCGAGCCTTATTTCTCTCAGGTATTCGAAAAAGTAGAGAAAGAGTGGCGCTTGCACGAGAAAGTTCACGCCAAGTGGTACAAGTTCGCGGGTCTATACCTGATTCGAAATGAAGAAGGCCAGCCGCAAGCCACGGCAGTCGGCAACGTAGAAACGTTGGAAAAAGCTTTGGCTCTGCTTCAACACGCGCACGATAAGAACAGCAAAGTGGGGGTGGGTACCCAAATTAAGAAGATTGAAGCCCGTATTCGCGCCATTAACGAAGGCAAGAATCTATAAAGACTCCTACGCCACCGTGCCTCGGCTGGTGAGGTAAGAGAAGCCAATCGGCTAACTCGATACCGTCGACCCAGTGGCTTAGAGGCGCCCTAATTTAAATAAGCAAGGAACCGTTATGAGCTTTGGCGGAAATGTTAACAGTGCACTCGATATCGCCATACCTGGTGAAGGGTGGCCGGATTTATCTACGGATGAATTCCGCAGTTTACGCCGTGTTCCCCACACGTTTGATAACGGTTCTTTGAACTACGCGGTGACCATCGCCGCACTGAATATTCAAGAACGATTAGAAAGCCTGATCGTAGATGGCGAAAAACCAACGCTGAGCAATCCGAAAATCATGCTCTACAAACGTGCGGTTTATGGTCGGGCTCATGCCGAGCTGATGAAAGAGTTTGCGACTCAAGACCGCCGAAAAGAGGGCGAAAGCGTGGCAACGGATGAACCGGAACAAGAGGCACGTTTTCTCGCCCAGAGTAACAAAGATGTGCGTGCGCTACTTGGCCGCAGTGCTAATGGGATTGACTCGATATGAGCGAAACCACTTACAACAAAACCAAGCTTGAGCACCTGACGGATTACATCGTCAGTCACCTGAATACCAATGTACTCGATAACAAAATTGATGCCTGGCAGGAAAACGGCTCCATCGTGCCAAACGGTGAAGACCGAGGGAACGGCGGTTACATCGTTTGTAATTGGAAGTACAACGCCGTGATCAGCATTGAAGAGTTTCCGCATCGACTTCTGGACCCTCGTTGTTTGCTTGCTCTGGTTGCCTGTTGGCTGAGCGATTACGACGTTACTCGTAATGAAGATGAGTTAGGCGACCCAGACCTTTCTGTTGATGTGATCAGCAGTGAAGTGGCGGACGTTGCCATTGAGCTGGAAATGATTGAGCCGATTGAGCTGATTCCTGACCCAGCGGGAATGATCACCTGGCGAGGGGAAACCTACCGAGTACAGGCCGTTGAAATATACACCGCAGAAGAAGCGGAGTTGGTGAATGAAGCCGCAAATTAAGGTCAATGAGCGCGATGTGCTCAACATGCAGGAAAAGCTGACTTTGCTGGCTCTGCCACCAAAAAAAAGCGAGTCTGGATACTGAAAACCCTTGGTCGTTGGGAAAAAGCCAATACACGCAAACGCATTCGCTCCCAAAAAGACATTAACGGAAGTGCACTACAGCCAAGGAAAGGAAAGAAGAAAGGCAAGGTTTTAAAGCGGATGGCAAAGGCTTAACGCCTTATGTGAGAAACGCCAACCAGCTTGATTTGACTTGGAGTAACAAGTTAACCGCCAAAATCGCAGCAAGGCACCACCTTGGTCAAAAGCAAAAAATGACCAAGCGCCAAATGCAAAAGCGATGGGGTAAACCGGATTACTCAGCACCTTGTACTAAAGGGCAAGCGAGAAAGCTAAGAGAACTGGGTTACACGGTACCGAGGAAAAGCGGTAAAGGACGAAAGAAACCCAGTTTACGTGAGTTGATGGCAACCATCACCCACGGACAAGCAGGACAACTTATTCGAGAACTCTCTAATCAGCCAAATATCACCAGTTGGGATATTCCATTAGCAGAGCGTCAGATTCTCGGTAGTAAAGAACGTGAAGTGAACCGCCAGCTCATCAAGATATTTGAGCAGGCAAAACAGAGGAAATAACCAATGGCAACCGGAAAGGTAGAGGTTAACAATCTCAATTTGGCACAAGGCGGTATCCCTGAGATAGAACGTCACGTGCTTTTCATCGGGCGTACTGACAAGGCAGAACTGCAAGGCAAAGTGACCCGCATTAATAACATGACCAACCTTGACGAAGTTGTCGCCGATGATGCGCTTGGTCTGAACGTAAAGGCCGCCCAGCTTAACGGTAAGCAAAACTGGACGGGGGCGATTGTCGGCTTGGCTGTAGACGATACCTGGCAAGACGCCGTTGATTTGGCGAACCTGACCGATTCATTCGAAGGTATTGCCATTTGTGACCCAGTCACCGTTAAAACGGAATTCGACGATATGCAGTCGAAAGCAACCGAACTGACCAGCAAACTTGGTCGTTGGGTGTTCTTCCTCGCCGCTTGTGCGGGTATTGATTCAACACCTGATACAGGCCAAACGTGGGCAGACTATGAGACCGCCATGCTTGACTTGGTGAAAGACGTTTCTGCAAACCTTGTTACACCCGTTCCTCAGCTTAACGGCAATAACGTAGGTGTGTTGGCTGGTCGTTTGTGTGACCGAAGCGTCACGGTGGCAGATAGTCCGATGCGCGTGGCAACTGGCTCAGTATTGAGTTTGGGAGACATGCCAACGGACAGCGCAGGCAAAGCATTAGAGATGAGCACCATCGCAACGCTAGCTGATGCACGTTACTCATTGCCGCAGTGGTACGCCGATTTAGAAGGGGTGTACTGGTCGGACGCAACCACATTGGAAGCCAAAGGTGGCGATTATCAGTACCTCGAATACGTTCGCCCGGTGCACAAGCTTAACCGTCGTGTGCGTATCAAAGCGATTCGCCGTATTGCAGACCGGATTCTTAACTCAACGCCTGCAAGCATTGAGCTGAACCGCACTTACTTCCGCAAAGATATGCGTGATATGTCGAAAACGACAGAAGTTGGTGGCATTACCTTCCCAGGTGAAATCATGCCGCCAGAAGATGGTGACGTCACCATTCAGTGGGTAACCAAAACCAAAGTGTCGATCGGTTTGATGGTTCGCCTCATAACTGCCCGAAACACATCGTGGTCAACATCGCGCTTGATCTTACTAACCCTGCAGATTCGGAGGCGTAATCCATGAGCATGAGAATTTCTGGCAAGAACATGCATTTCTCTTTGGGTGACTACAAGCTCAAAGCTCAAAAAGTCACGTTATCCATTACAGACAATTCAGCGGTAAATAAAACCTCTGGTGTGCCAGATGGTTACGTCGACGGGGATGTTGAGGCTAGTGGTGAAATGGAGCTGACCACGCAGCAATTCAACCTGTTAAGCAAAGCAGCGAAACAAGCCGGCTCTTGGCGTGGCCTTCCTGAGTTTGATGCTCTGTTCTACGGCAAGATCGACAAAGACGAGCTGAAGGTGGAAGCGTTCGGTTGTCGTATCAAGATTTCAGACCTGCTTGATGTAGACGCCAACGGCGGTAGCGCTCTGGTTCACAAGCTGCCGTTTGAAGTGACAAGCCCTGACTTTGTCAGCATCAACGGTGTGCCGTACCTACGTTCGGATGAAACCGAAGATTTGGTTCAGTAGCTTTTTACTCAATAAACAGGAGGCGTGATGGCAGATGTTATCGACCATGCCTGCGGTCTTGAAACCCAATTCACAGAAGTGGCGCTTGCCAACCAACTGGCAAGGGCTAAGCGAATTGAAGAACGGGAAAGCGCACATGAATGCGGCGAATGTGGCGACCCAATCCCAGAAGAACGCCGCCCAAAAAGTACCAGGTTGCACCTACTGCACCCAGTGTCAAAGCGAATTGGAGCGAATGACCCGATGAATTTAGCAAAGCTCTTTGTTGAGAAAATCATGAAGCCAGTCCTTGACCATCTAGATATGGCATCCGGTGGTAAAGGCACAATGAACACTCAAGCGGCGATTAATCTGATCCTGATGATTATTGCCCATGAGTCAGGAAAGTTTACTTACTCAAAACAAGTACGTGGTCCTGCATTGGGCTTCACCCAAATGGAACCAGCCACCTTCAATTGGCTTGTCGAGTGGTTAGGTAAGAGTCGTCCTCACTTGTTGGATGCACTGTCGATGTTTGGACCCGTTGATCACTTAGACCCTCGCTACATGGTGATCTCGCCAGAGTTCGCAGTAGCTGCCGCACGACTCAATTTAATTCGGTTCCCAGAAGCCTTGCCAGAAGCCGATGACCTAGAAGGTTTGGCTCGGTACGCGAAGAAGTACTGGAACACGAGCGCAGGTAAAGCAACCGCAGAAGATTACCTGCAGGCATATCAATCGCTAATCGGAGAAGCAGCATGAATTTCTTAACTGGAATCGTTGGCAAGACATTGTTGGAAGTACTGAAAGGTCTGTTCTTTCAAATCGGCTGGTCAATCATCCTGGAACGTTTCGCCACCCGCCTTGTGGTATGGGGCTTAGAAACGTTGAAAGGTCTCAGTACAAACGATGTTCTGCAAGAGACGGTTGACGACATCATCAATGCATTACAAGGCAAACGCTTGAAAGAAGTTCCACAAAAGGAATAGCGATGGACCCAACCTGGTTATCAGCACTGGTTGCGCTAGCCACCCTTTTGGTGATGTTAACCGGTGCTCTTATCAGCAAGCTGTTTTCACTCTCTAAAGAGCTTGCTGAATACAAAACCCACGTGGCCGAGTATTACGCCAAAAAAAGACGAAGTGAATGACGGCTTCGAACGTCTGGAACGTCAGTTGGAAAACGGCCTCACACGAATTTACGAAACACTAAAGCGAGAAGCAGCATGAACAAACAAATTGTACTAACGGTTGGTGATGCAGATATCACGTTCGTCCCAACAGAAGCGGATTACAACGACTACATGAACGCATTGGCGCAGGGGGAAATCGTGAACTCTGCGCATAACTTTCTGATGAACACCGTTACAGAAGAAAGCAAAGAAGTATTCCGTGAACTGACGAACGAGAACCCAGGTGCAGCGATTCAGGTTGTGGGTGAAGTTCTCAAGGAATACACGCCGAAGCTGCAAATCAAAGTAAAAAAAATAGATGCCCTTGTTCGGGCTATGGACTCCAACGAGCTCGAACAAATGCTCACCTGGCGCCGTAAGTGGTTGCCGGGTGAGACAGACAGCGAAGAGAACCTTGCAAGGGCAATTTGGTTAGAAACGAAGTACTGGCAGAACATGCAAAGCACCATGGCTAACGGTGTGGCAAAGGCATTTAGTGGTTAACCCATCGGTAATAGGACGCATCAATGCTACCAGAAGCACTCACATTTAGAGTTGGACTGATAAACCAGATATCAAAACCTCTGGGTAACATTCAGCGTCAACTAAATGATGTCACCAATACCTATCGTAAGGGTACACATACCATGATGGCGGGTACCGCAGGAATGGTGGGTGCAGGTTTTGCGCTGCAAAATGCATTGATGCCTGCGATTGAAATGGATCGTGTTCTGGGCGAAGTAAAATCATTGGGCGTGGTTGATGAACAGCTTCAGCAACTGAGTGACACGGCGCTTAATTTTGCGGTGGATTACGGCAAGTCGGCAACGGAATTCGTGGCGGCTTCGTATGACATTCAGTCGGCAATTTCAGGATTAGCAGGTAATGAACTTTCCGAGTTTACCCGCGCCTCTGGTGTGCTTGCGGCGGCGACAAAAGCCGATACCTCAACCATTACCAATTACGTTGGCACCATGTACGGCATTTTCCAGAATAGCGCGAACCAAATGGGTAAAGCCGACTGGGTGAACATGCTTGGTGGGCAGACTGCACGAGCGGTTCAGATGTTTAAGACCACTGGTGATCAGATGTCGGCTGCGTTTACCTCTGTGGGCGCTTCGGCTACCTCTGTTGGTGTGGGAATGACTGAACAGATGGCAATCCTTGGTACGTTGCAAGCCACGATGAGTGGTAGTGAAGCGGGTACCAAATATCGTGCTTTCCTTGCAGGCGCGGCAAAGGCTCAAGATGCGCTGAATATGTCGTTTACCGATGCACAAGGTCAGTTGTTACCGATTGTCGATATTTTGAATCAAATCAAAGGTCGATACGGTGACACGATTTCGGTAGCGGAAGCGGCAGAGTTAAGTAAAGCATTTGGTACTCAAGAAGCCACGGCAATGATTCAACTGCTGATGCAAAACACGGATGGACTTGCGAACTCGATTGATGAACTCGGTAAGGTCAATGGTCTCGATGTGGCTGAGCAAATGGCCGGAGCAATGACCGACCAATGGGAACGCCTAGAGCAAGGTGTGTTTGCTGTTCGCGCGGCATTTGGGCAAGCCTTGTTACCAGTGATCCTCCCTGTAGTGGAAATGTTTGCCAACGGCGCAAAAGAAATCATGCTTTGGACGAAACTCTTTCCAAACATTACCAAGTACATTGGTTTAGCAGCAGTCGCTTTACTCGGTCTGGTTGCTGTAGGCGGAATGATCACCGTGCTTACCGGAGCGGTCACCGTTGCATGGGCCACCTTCGGCTTGGTGTGACTGCAATCAAAGGCGCAACGCTCGCCATGTGGTCATTCTCTAAGAGCGCAATGGCCGCGATGTGTCAGTAGTCAAACTCACGGCTGCCTTACTTGCCAATCCAATTACTTGGGTCGTTATCGGTATCGTTGCTCTCATCGGTGCAGTCGCTGCATTGGTTTACTACTGGGACGATTTAAAAGCGGCATTCCTTACTTTTACCACCATGGCAAAGCAAGGCTGGAATGACTTCCTGTTTGCGATGCAAAACACAGAGGCATTCCAAGCTGTTGCGGGTTTGGCTGAAAGCATGCGAAACGCGTTCATGAGTGTATTTAACTGGATTATTGGTAAGTACAACCAAGTCATGGACATGGTGAAAAGCGTCACTGACTGGATACCAGGGTTCGGTGGCGATGATGATACCAAAGTGAAATCGACCTCCGTAAACGGTGCAGAGGCAAGGCTTCAAGTCCAGCCAGGTGGCGCGGCCAAGAACATAGCGAGCTACCAAACCAGCTCAACCAACTACGGTGGTGTGGCGATTTATCCAACGTACATGAGTAGCCCACAAGACATGGCGACTGAATTAGAGATGGCGGCAGGCTAATGGCGGAATACAAGTACCAAGATATTTTGATTGAGAACGGTGACGTGGTGCTCGATGCAGGTCGAAACCCTATCTTGATTCAAGACCGAGCTGTGATCGCCCAAGACATCAAACACGCCATCATTGAGAGCAACTTAGCGGTGGATTTAATCGCTGAGCGAAGCCCATCAAAGAAAGCAGATATTCGCACCAAGTTGGAATTGCTCGTTGAAGAAGACGTTCGACTGGTACCAGGTACCGTGCGTTTGGAAGAACCAACCGAAGGCACGATTTACGTGTTCGCAACCACCATTGATTTTGGTGACATGCAATTTGAAATAGTGAACAACGGAGAGCGTTAATGACTGATATTCCAAAACCAGATTATTCCGAACTGGTGAAGCAATCCGGTATCCCAACCGATGAAGCTGGGTGGAAGAAAGTACTCAAAGAGGAGATGGATAAAGAAGGTTCCATCATCTCAAACGACTCGCCGTTTTCTCCATTTTGGCGACTCATTGAAGCCACTGTAGTGAAAGTCACGATGTGGCTCATCAATACCTTATTGGTTGGTTACGTCTTACCGAACATGTTTGTCGCAACGGCCGTAGACCAATGGCTCGACTTGTTGGCGTGGCAATGCAAACTCACCCGCAAAGGCGCAACCAAAGCCAAAGGCATGATCGCGTTTCAGCGTTCTGCGTCGAAAGGTCCAGCTCTGGTTATACCGAAAGATACTTGGATTCAAACTGAACCAATTAACGGCACTATCTACCGTGTGAAAGTGCTTTCTGATACCACGATGCCAGAAAACGAAACCATGGTGATGGCAGAGGTAGAAGCCGAAAACGAAGGCGCAGGCTATAACCTTGGCGAGGGTTATTACCACATTTTGCCTACGGCGATACCTGGCATTGGTGCGGTGACCAACCCTGCAGAATGGTTGAACGAGGCGGGTTCGGATAAAGAAAGCAATGATGAACTGCGTTTACGTGTTCGCAACCAATGGAGCGCGGTTGCCCGATGGCATATTGATGCGGCTTATCGTTCGCTGCTTACCAGTCGCGCAGGCATCAATGACGACAACGTGTATTTTGAGCATAACGCCCCACGTGGTCCAGGTACTGCCAATGCGTTAATTCTTCTCGATACAGGTGAGCCTTCATCCGACATGCTTGCCGATTTGAATGAGTACATTCGCATTGAAGGGCAACACGGTCACGGTGATGATCTGCAAGTTTTAGCGATGCCGGAAACCACTCACGATATTACTTGCCGAGTTTGGCCGCAACGCTCTTTGACGATGGAAGACCGCGAAGCGTTACGAGTGAAGGTGGAGCAATTCATCGGTGCTGCATTCCGACAAAACACGGACTACTCGCCAACAGTGACCAATCCAGTGCTTCGATTCAGTTTCTCTCGCTTAGGACAAGAGCTACACGCCCAGTTCTCAGAGATTGAATCACTCGAATTTGATAACGCTGACATCATCAACAATCTGACCGTGCCGCGCATTAATACGTTGGAGGTGTCGATTGAACATTCCTGAGATAAAGCTGCGGTACTGGATGGGTAGAGGCGAGCTGGCAAAGTTCGCCCGAGCTATGCGCAACTATTGGGGACATGTAAAGGCGGCATTCGAAATGCCATTGCAACAGCATGACCCACTCACCGCACCAATGGCACTAGTGAATATTCTTGCTTGGCAACGTGAGATTGAACGACTAGGGCAAGAGCCGGAAGAGTTATTTCGAATCCGTGTGGCGCATGCTACGGCTTTGCACGTGATGCGGGTTCGATTGCAGGTTGGGAAGATATGTTCGCCAAGTTGGGTTATCCGCATATTGGACAAGACGAGCGTTTAGCCAATGTGCCTTGGGATGTAATCAGCTTAAAAATCAGAGACGGCGATTTAACCAACGTTCCTAAGCTGCTAGATACAGTAATCAGACAGTACGGCAGAACCTGCCGTCGTTATCAATACACCAGTTATGTAGAAATGCCTTTGGCAGCGCGAAGCAAGAACGTAGAAGCGCAGTATTCAACATCACACATCAAAACTCGACTAAACGTTGGCATGCTTCCAAATGTGCTCAACGTTGATTGCGAATATTACCAAGCCACAGTGAAAGGGTAAGGAATTTTAAAATGGCAAACAGCACCGATAAGTCAATTTTAACCGCCGCAGGTAAAGCACTGTTGGCACAGCTCAACGCAGAAGAAAAAGCACTTGTGATCGACAAGATGATTTTCGCCAATGTGCCAAATCGTCCAGAGTACCCACAACCGGATGATGTGGTACCAACTGACAATATCGTTCATCAAGAACAAGTGGAGCAGCGCGGTCGTCTTTCTGCAGACTCGGTAATTTACAGCACTACTTTGACCAGTGATGTTGGTCCGTTCGATTTCAACTGGACAGGCGCATACTGTTCAGAATATGGCGTGTTGGTGACCATTGACCATCATGCACTCACACCAAAGACAGCAGATGAACCAGGTGTCGCAGGTAATACACTCGTACGTTCGGTTGTTCTTGAATACAAGGACATTGCCGAAATCACCAATATCACCGTGGATGCATCAAGTTGGCAGTACAACGCTACAGAACGCATGAAGAAGATGGACAGCGATGTCGCGCAATCCATAATCGATCAGAATGGTAAAGACTGGTTTATCGAAGACGGTTTCTTAGTAACCCCTTCGGGCAGCGCATACAACATCAAAGCAGGTGCCGGTTATGTATCAGGTAACCGTGTCAGCATGGAATTTGACCGCAGCGTTCAGGTACCCAACAAACCATCGTTCATCTACATCGATGCTCACCGCGAAGGCACACCAACAGGCGAACAGGTAACTCTGTTTGATTTCGTCATCACTGCCGAAGAGAAAGACGATTACATCGATTCATCAACAGGCAAAGATATCCCGCATTTCGTGTGCAAAATTGCTGAGGTTCTGGCTGATGGCTCGGTGAGTGATTTAAGGCCTGAGGGTGAGAGTGCGACAAAAAGTTTTGTCGCAAAGGTGGCAGGGTTACCTTGGGTACAAGGGGAGAATGAAACGAAATCCACACAAAAACGAACTTATATTGGTCCAGGAGCGGTACCTGTGTCTGTCGTTTGTCCGGAGGCATCAGTAGCTAACCCGGTTGAAATGGGGGAGATCCCAGATACTAAGTGGCATGTTGTTAGTGATAAAAAGTCAAAAATTGCTGCTGTCGGAGTGACACTAACAAAAGGGCAACGGTGGGTGAATGTATCAGGAACGGACTTTCCTATGTCGACCCCAATCGCTAGTGACAAAGTAGTTACAGCGATTAATATCACAGTTAAGCCATTTACAATTACATTTCCAGACGAAACCAAGTTTCTATTAAACCCTGAGCGTTTCTCTCCTTCAAAAATATCCATTTTATCTTATTGGGCAGATCCAAAAAGGAAAGATAATTCAGACTCTTTTGTACAAGCGTTTACTGATTCTGGTGTGTTAAAGCAGCCAATTTATATTGAAGGTACAGGGGGGTATGACAATCCATATGTGATTAAGCAGCAAGTGCATACTACGGTTATGGGATACGGGGAGATGGTCTGGGGTCCACTGCCATTAAATCTGACTACATTGGTGTTCAAATACTGCGAAAGCAAAAAGAAGATTTTGGTCAAATCAGAGACTTTTACTGGCGAGGCATGACTAGGACTGCTCCAGGTGTTACATGGATGGAATGCGAACAGGGTGGTAGTGCTGGTTATTTTCGTACGCAGATCTGCAATGTACAAGTGATGCATATATTCCGAGCAATGACAATGGAAAAATCATTGTTCTGTAAGTTTGATACATTCTACATTAGGGATGTACATCAAGGTATGTTCTACAAAGGTGGAACAGGGGCATGGAATAAAGACTGGTATAATAATGTTATAACATACATTAATTGCATTTTTGATAATTATGTTGAATATGCTGTTGATTTTGTTGGAGCAGGGCTGGCATTTGAAGGCGTCAATTGCATGCAAAATGGTGGTAGTGGATTAAGAATAGATCGAGACACAACGAATAGAAGCAATAACAATGTTGTGTCAAACATTTATTTCGAATTCAATACTGAAATGGATATGTATTTTAAAAATACGCGGGTTACGTTAGGGACATGTATTCACCAGTCGGGACCAATTAATACTCCCGCATATAACCTCTTGGCAGATAATACGCAAATTTATTGGATAGGGCGCCATCTTACCTTGATAATCCAGCAATACGCTCTCACTTGAAGAATGGATCCAAAGCCGTTTGTTTATTCGATGAGATTATTAGCAACAAAATAACCCATGATGAATCGTCAGAGTACGTGTACTTGCCGACTCGTGTTATGGATCAGAGACGGGTTCAGGAAGTTGATGAAATCTCCTCACAACCAGTTGATTTGCTACCGGTGTTAGGAAGTTCATCACGTCAGGCTGACCATAAGATAGACTGGATTATTGAAGAGCCTTCAGGTGACTTTGCTATGTTCTCTACTTATGGACGTAAATCAGGAGGAGAGTATAAAATTGTAGTATCCGGTGATGCGGTCAAATTAGATAATTACTCTTTTCAAGTATCAATTGATGAAAATATATTCACTTTTAGAATTGACTCATCAAGTGGCTCAATGACCGTTGAATCATCTGTTCAAGTTCCAGGTACTACGAGAATAAGTGCTAGAGCGATAAATAGTCGTGTTTCACCACCGGTTCTTTCATAGGTTGGATATATGCTAACCCTAAACGGCACCCAAATCTCACTTAAGAACCTGCGCATTAGCGTGCGCCAACAGCTCGCCGGACAAGATATGTCCGGCCAGTCCTCATCCACTGACCAAGCCGAAACAGGCAATAAAGGCAAAGTGTTGTCTGTCAGTGGCGTGATACCGTTCAACAAGAGTGAAACCTTAAGCAACCTTTTCACCATGGCAGGCGGGCAAGATAACAGTGCTCGTCAGATTTACCGCATCAGCAACAATACGTCCGCTGCACTCAAGATTCGCCAGGTCAAATTTCAGGCACTATCCGAGCCGATGAGCAAGAGAGCAACCGACAATGGAACGTGGCTTTTGAGTTGGTCGAGCACTTGTCCGTTCCTGAGCGTGTTGAACAGCGGCAGGAAGATAAGCCAGCAACACAGCAGCAGGTGCAAGGGGTAACCACTCCGGTTGAAACGGGGCAAAGTGAAGACGTTCCGCCGGATACCAGTGTCGAACTCACTGGCATCATGAAGTTTCTCAAATCACTAGACGAAATATTGTCTTAGGAGGAGTGATGGAACCAAATCATAAGTTCGTGTGTCGAGCCTATCTTGGTAGTCAAAAGGTTAAAGCAAAGAATCATCGCATTCTCTTTGATGTGAATACACCTGGTCGCTGCTCGATTTCCGTTGAAGGTTCTCCGAAGGTTAATACTATTATTGCCGTAGATATTGGATGGGGTGACAGCATATCGAGAGTATTCCTTGGTTACATAGAACGGGTTCAAGCATCAGAAAAAGGGTGGTCAGAACTGTTTTGTCGCGAGTTGGCGGCATTGTTGTTTAAGCCGCTCGATATCACGCTTCGCCATCCAACGTTAATGCAATTACTCAGCGATGTGACCAACAAAACTGGACTGCAGTTTGTGGTACCAGAAGCGGCCTACAGCAAAACATCAATCCCTTGCTTTTACAGTGATGGTAATGGCTATCGAGTGATGGACGAGCTGTCTCAAGCCTTCGGTATTGAAGACCTGTTTTGGCAACAGCAGGGTAACGGCCAAATCTATGTGGGCAGTTGGAAGGATTCTTACTGGGCAGATAAGCCGGTGACTATTCCAGATAGCCTGATGACTCAGCACACTACGGCCAAGTCAGTGAAAATACCCGCGAGCCCGAAGTTAAGACCGGTGCTATCGTCAATGGCCTACGCTTGGTGGGTGTCGATTTCCAAAGAACAGAGGTGAAACTGACATGGACGTAAATGCAATTAAGCGGATCATCTTCCGACTTTTTCCAGAGCTGACAGGACGCTGGCACTTGCCACGTTGGGGTAAGGTGGTTGCGTTGCCTGAGCTGCCGGAAGAGGGAGACATGTCTGATCGCTTTTATCCACACTACGCAGTGGACGTTCAGCTTCTCGATGAAAAGGGCGTGGAGTTCAAAGATAAATCACCACTTCAGGCAGTACCACTTCCAATACCAGGTGTAGGTGAATACGCCGGTAGACTTGAGCCACCTGCAATCGGGAGCATTGTCGAAATAGGCTTTATGTTCGGCCAGCCGGATAAACCGTTTATTCGCTGCGTTCTGCCATTGGGATTCAAGTTACCAGCGATTAAGCAAGGCGAAAGCCGATACCAACAACGCCAAGGTGTTTACCAGTTGGTCGATGAAGAAGGTAACTTTGAAAGCAAGACCGACAAAGACAACATCACCGAATGTTTAAATCAACGCATCAAAGTGTTGGAAGACAAAATAGAAGAAATCACAAACAACAAAACCACTACTGCCAAGAAAATCATAGAAGTCGCGGATATCATCACCATGAATGGCGGTAAAGGTGTTGTGCAAGGTGACTGCATTTGTGCTTACACCGGCAAGCCTCACTCTGATTTGTCATCGACAGTTAAGGCAGGTAAATAAATATGGCAATGAGTAAAGCATCTCTCAAAGAAAAGTTAGAAAGCGAACTCCAAGCACAAGGGTTCGTTCTTACAGGTGAATTCGCCATGGCAGGGAAAATGGCAGAAGCGATCGCCAATGCTGTGTATGACGAAATCATACAAAATGCTGAGGTTCCCGTCACGAGCGGTAGCTCAGCTGGGACTTATCAAGTCACCTAA